CTAATTTTTTTCTTTTAGTTTTTGCAAATGTTGCAGCTCTACTAGGTGTAGGGCCTGTATTCGCTTTCGCTTGTTTTCTTGCGACGGCACCCGCACGTTGCCCTTTGGTCATCCGTCTTGCTTTTGCAATGGGCACGCATTTTGGATAATTTTTTCTTTTTTCTCCACCACTTCGCCCACACTTTGGGTATGAGCCATCTTTTCGCTTGTTCGCAATATCGACCCAATTTTCCTTTACCCATGCTCGTAAACCTTTTTCGGCCATTATCTCTTACCTGGACGTCTAGCTTTTCCAAATCCTTTTATTTGTGCACACGCAGAACCACCAGATCCATACATAGATCTTATCATTCCACCACCCATGGCTTTTTTTCTATTTTTCTTTTTACCACCTGGTGTAACTTTACCACTGCAAACGGCAGATGCATACATATTTGCATATGCGCTTGGGTAGACCTTGAATTTACGCTTTGCGGCTGCTTTTCCCCTTGGGCATAATTTTGCCATTCTTTTTTCTCCTTACCATTTTTGTCATTGGTGACTCAAATGGTTTTAATTTTTTTTTATTTTTAGAAGATAGTAGTGCTCTTAATACTTTTGCACTCATTACTTTTTTTTCTTCTTCATAGGTTTTTTAATTACACCTCTTGCAATTAAAATATCCTTTTTAGTTACTTTACCATCTCCTGACATATCAGGAAAGGTTTTTTTCTTTTTTGTTTTTCCACCTTTTTTATACATAGGTCTTTTCATCATTCCTGGCATTATTTTTTTCCTCCGTTTCTAAATATTTGTGTTCCTTTTATACCATATATTGACGCCACTACAAGGATCCACAAATTTGTGAACCATGACGGCAGTGACGAGAAGTATTCGAAGAACAATTTTACTTTGTCCATCGCAGTCGGATCGTCACTTACGACTGCCCAAGCCAGCACCGCTATCGGCGCCGACAAAATTATCAAAACCGCCTCGTCTTTCCAATCTGATTGACGAGCTTCTAGGAGTTTACCTTGATAAGCCTCCTCACCACGGGCCATTTTAGCTGCATGCATGTGTTGTGCATCAGCCATAGCCATTTTTGTCTCTTGACGTTTCTTAAAAATGTGTGTTCCAGCGTTAATTGCTACTTTTGCAAGACTAAACCAAGCCATATTAACCTTTTTTAACCTTTCCTGCTTTTGATAAAGCAATTGCTATCGCTTGTTTACGCGATTTTACTTTTTTTTTCGAGTCACCAATGTTTAATTTACCTTTTTTAAACTTTGACATAACTTTTTTTATTTTTTTTTGTGTTTTATTCATTTCCACTTCTCATAATTTTAACAGTTGGCATCATTTGATCAGAATTTGGCAATGTTTTGCTCAAAACTGTCTTTTCTATTGATGTGTTAGCTCTTAATTTAGCTAATTCTTCGTTTTGATCAAGCTTTTCATCTGCATTTGCTTGATTCATCATCGCTTTCATCTTGTCAAGTTCCATTCTTTCCTTAGCTTCACGTTCTTTTCTATCATTTTCCATAGCTCTAAGGTCTAGTTCTCTTGATCTTAACTTAGCGATAGGGTCATTATCAAATTGAGAAGTAATTTTCTTCTCTTCTTGCATAAATTCTTCCATCATTTCAGAAATCAACACAGCTTTTCTAGCTTCGATACGTTGTGTTAACTGCATTACTTGTGGTTGCATCTGTGGATTTTGTTGTGCTAACATTTGCATCTGTTGTAATTGAAGTAATTCTTCTCTGAACTCTAGTTCAATCTGTTCTTGAGCCATTAAACTTATATGTTCAAAAATATTTTTCTCCAAACTTGCCATGACCATTGGATTGTTTCTTGCCATGTTGGTTGCCATGAAATTTAAGTGAGCTGTGATATGTGATCTATGATCTTGACCTGGAAAAGCTTGAAAAGGTTTACCAGCTAAAGCATCAATATGTTCTAAAGCAGGATCTTTTGGTTGTGGTGGCATTGGTTTAATTAATACTGAATCAATATTTTTTACACCCAACGCTTCGTACATATTTCTATACGCTTGATACATGTTGTGCATACCTGGATTTGATGTTGCCAGCTGCAACTCTGTTTGCGCGAGAGAGATACGCTGAGTTTGAGAGAAAATGTTGGGATCAGCAACTGGCAATATATCTACTCTATCATCAAAGTCTGTTTGTTTAATCATTCTTTGACCCCCAACTACATCGTATGGATATTCTTGTGGTAGATATAACTTGAATACTCTAGCTAATAATTGAAATTCATTTTTAAGAGCTGAGTAAATTCTTTTGTGTATAGCAGACATGGTTCTGGAACCACGCTCTAGAAGTGCAACAGTTGTACCAACTGCAGCTTGTTGATTACCATCTCCGACTTGCATATCAGCTATAGATGCAAATCTTTGACCCGCTTGAACTACCACACCCATCA